CGGGCTAAGAACTATTTGTAAATCTGGTAGTGAATGGCTATATATTACAGAGCCGAGCTTTTACCCGTCAGAAGTTGACACAAAAGCTAAGGCTGATGCTAAATTTTCTAGTATGATATCAATGATAAATACGGCAATCTATAACGAGTTAAACCCGATTACATTAGAGCCGGTCAGCGGGTTCGAGAGAATCAAATGGCTATTAGAAAGTAAACTATCGGTGATTGATAATGAAATTATTATTAGTAATTAGTTTGCTTTTACTATCATCGTGTAGCAAGAGTCCAGATGTTGAGTTTAATGATGTCGCACATATCAATAATTTACTACAAAGGGTTTACGTTGAAGATAACCAGCTTAAAATAAAGTAAAAAAGCCCGCCAAGGATGGACGGGCACAACTAAACTAACCGTCGCTAGTCCTTGTTTAGTAACTCTTTATAGCGCTTTACCCACTTATTTAGTGGGCTTTTTTAGTCAGCTATTTTATAATTTATAAGTGCAGACCTAAGAGGGTCGCTTTGCTCTAGTGCTATTTTTTTGATGTAATCATACTTGGTTACCTTGTACGCTTCATGAGCTTCTTGCTCAGTTTCAAAAAGCCCCAAATAAACCGCCTTTCCTCTTGCGCTAAAGGAGGCGCTAAACTTTTCACACTCATCATTAAAGATAACCCCGATCTTATACTTACCTCTAGATTTATCATTACCAAGAAGTAAAGAATTAATAAACCCGCTAACGAATAAGCATGTATTTGGAGAATAGAGTTTATTTCCTTGAACTAAAATATCTTTATCTAAATGTTTATCGTGCCAGTCTTGTTTGATCATCCAATTTTTAAAATTACTAAAGGTTAGCCATTCAATACAGACTAAACACTCCTTATAGGTGTTGTATTTTTCATGAAGCTTTAATGAATAGCACCTTTCAATCATGGCTCTCCATTTCTGATAATAAGGACACAGCAATCGCTTTCCGTTTACTGTTGGTTGTGTTATGTAATCAGCGTCATTAATTCCTACACCGAAAACAAGCTTCCTTTGTGCTATTGAATTTTTGTTTGCTGTTATTTTTTTGAATTGCATATTAATACCTCAGCGTATTAGCTCAGAATTGAAGTTTGCGCCAGCCTGTTCTGAGTTCAGGTTTTCGGGAGCAACCCCTAGGCACAAATAAATTATAGCATTAACTTAATTTTATTGCTGAACTCCTTCCTTAACCCTTCTATTTCTTGCCAAGAAAGTTTTAATGGCTTGTTGTTTTCTTCACAGTAACTAATTATTTCACGACCTTTCACCTCGCCAAAACGAACAACCAACCCTTTTTCATAGTTACCGGCATCCCCGCTTTTTTGTTGGTTACAATTATGGTTATGCTGAAGATATGAATTCATAAAATCATATCTTAGCCTTCCATTAGCTCCGACACTTTTAAAGTGACCATTACACCATTGATCATTACCTAGTGTTTTTTGGCAACTAATACAAACGGGCTCAAGACCACGATCACTAAACCACTTAAGTTCCTCAAGCCTTCTTAGTTTATTAAATACTGGTTGAGTTTGCTTGTGTTGCCATTTGATACTTTTTCTATTTAACTCTCTAACAGCTTTGCTATTGGCTTTAACCTCATTCTTTGCCACTTGCTTAACTTTCTTAATTTGACGCTCTTTTAACGCCTTAGATTTAGCCTGTGCGTATTTAGTAGCACAATCATAATCACAAAACACAGCTACCGGCGTTTTAATGAATTTAGCCGTGTATTTTTTACACTGTTTACATTTTCGTTTAGCTACTGGCATAATTAATCCACCCAATTTTTAGCGTTTATGATTATTGTTAACATTTATACCCCTTTGCTGGTATATTTATTCGTGTAATTTAAGTTCGTGGAACTTTTCACAAGCACCGGCAACTTTATTCAGAATCTTGATTGCCTCGGTAAGCTTTGGTTGTGGTAACCCCGCCATTGATGCAGATGCGCCAACACCTAAGCCGCCAACAAAATAATGACGTAACGCCTCTATTTTTCGATCGCTACCAATTTTAGTTAGCGATAGTAGGCAGTCAATTTTATTTTTCGACTCCATACCCATTAGTAAATAAGTCATTATATAAAACTCCACTAAGTTAATTTAACTTCGTAATAAAAGTCTGTTTGGTTATCTACGACTTCAAAAAAACATTTTGATAGACTCCATTTAACGGTTACATCAACACTAGGCCACGGCAAGTAATCCGCCATAGCTTCAACTATTCCTTGAGCTGTTACTTCTGTTTTGAAGCCGCCCTCAAAGTCATTTATTTCAAATTTAGCCATTATTCACCTACCCATTTAACGCCAGCATCAAAGGCTTTTTTTATTAATTCAGCCTCATTAACTGTTATCGGTGGTAGCGTGACAATATATTCCTCAATAGCCTTTTCTTTATCGGTGCGTGTGTCGATAGGCTTGAGCTTAACGTCATTAACATGTTTTGCCACGCTAACATCCTTCCCGTAACCCTCGCCAGTTTGTTTTAGCACTATTGACCACTCATTAATAAATAGCACCTCAACTTCAATGTAATTACCCGTACACGCATCTTTATACATACACTCCATACCCACACTAGGCAGTTCACCATTATCAGCCATGGCCTGTGTGTATACTTGTTTAGCAGGCAAAGGAAAGTAATGCTTGTACTCTGCATAACACTGACTCTCACCAAAATTAGTTGATAACTCTTCTACGCATTGATTGAATTCTTCACGGGTGCATACATGCTCAGCAGGTAGGTCTTTAGTGCTACCACAATACCAGTAAGCGCCTCGATAAAACGCGCTAGTTGCATCATGATATCGCCATTCACCTTGGTAAAAATTCACCGCATCTATAACTGTTTTCATTTGCTTACTCCGTTTAATTAATTCCTACGTACTAATCTTTGAATTGTACGCGCTCATTTCAGCTTTAGCCCTAGAATTTTGACTGCGCCAAACTTCAATACGCAACTCAGCCGATTTAATTAAATGCCGTAACTCACATTCTCTTTCAATCGCAACCCTTAATCCGTCAAGTAATGCTACATAATCATCGTGGGCGTATGCGTAACATTCCCTAGCTTGCGCACCCTTAAGCCCGTTAAGCTCTGCTTCATTGATGAGCATGGCTTTCTTCGACTTTCTGAATTCCTTTAAGTATTCGCGCTGTGAATAAGCCTCGGCATGTTCTTTGGCTTTGTTGCGAATAAACTCAAGCGTGTGCTCTACCGATTCCATAAAACCCCCTTTTAATCGATTACATAATCAGCGCCACTACTAAACTGGCGATTGATAGCCTCAATCTCACGCTTGAAATCAGAGTCGGCTTTACGGTTATGGACTTCTAAACTTAGAGCATCTACCTGTTTACAAGTAGTTAATCGCTCGCTAGTATCAATAACAACCGAGTTAGTTATTGACAAAGCACATACTTTACAATAGTGCTCGTTGGTACTTTGTTCGGTTTGAGGTTTGTGTTGCATACATCTTTTACAAAAGAAATCCTTAATCATGATTGTGCCCTTTTTAAAATATGTTTGATAACTTCCATCGTCCAGCCGTTACCGCACATTTTGTATAGTTGAGTGTTGCTTATGCCCGCGGTTAATAACGTGTCAATGTGATGCTCCGGCACTGTTTGAAGTCGGAAGCATTCGCGCGGTGTTAATTTTCTATATTGTAAATTTTCACAGTAAACTTTTGGCTCACGATGACCGCCACCCATAGTTGTTAATGTTGGCGCTTTACCTGTTTCAGCATAAATACGCTTGTTGCTTTCGTTCCCGTTAATGTCGGTGGCGTTGGCTACGTGGTGACAAATTGCACTATCAGCTGGTGCTGTCTTTCTAGGCTTGCATGGGCGTAACATTGTCCTCTGCCCGTGGTTGTCAGGCCCTTTATGGTAGTTAGCATCCAGACACTGAGACTTCTCTTTTTTTTGCTTCCAATTCCCATGTGACTTGATACACCCTTCATAACCTTCTGATTCAATAATATCTTTAAGTAGAATGCCCTTATCGCCAGGTTGTTCAACTTTAAAGTTCGTCCAGTAATATCGGTTTCGGTTTTGAGCCGATACCAGTGCACTATTAATTAATATTTTATGGACATGGCCTAACGCTTTTTCGGTATGCGTTGTGATGTACGCTTCAAACTCTTTTTTCATCTTCACGTTTTCAATTAGAAAATCAGCTTTAGGGTTGGCCCATTTAACATGCTTAATAATATCAAGCATTGTCCAGAACAACATACCGCGCTCATCTTTATCGCCTAACTGATTACCAGCAACTGACCAAGCTTGGCAAGGAAACCCGCCCGTAACTAAATCGATACTTGACCAATCTATATCCCAGTCGCGCCAGTCTAAAATATCTCCTAGCTGAATCGTATCGGGGAACATTGCCTGTGTTGCCTGGTTAGCGTATTTATCAATTTCACTTGAATAATAATTGTCAACTTCCACACCTAAACCTTCTAAAGCCATTTTTCCGAAACTCATACCGTTAAACAAACTCAATACATTTTTAATTTTTTTAATCATGACTGTACTCCTTTTAAAATCTACGGTTAAATCTACTCGTAACCAATATAACCTTCACCCAGTCGTAAGAAGTCGCCCAGGCTATAATCTAAATGGTTAGCTATTCGCTCAAGTTGAACGACATTAACTTTGTGCTTTGTATCTTTATTTCTCGTAATATTAGTTATAAACTGCTTACTAAATCCAAGTGCTTTAGCTATTTTTACGTTAGTTGTTCCACGCTTAAAACATGCAACTTTAAAACTTCTGTGTAAGTTTACATTTTTCATTCTCGCCCCTTTTATTTTAATGACTGGTTATTATTTGTTAACCAGAAAGGGTTCCCGTTGTTAAGATCAGCTTGAGGCGCTTGTTGACCTTGCTGCGCTGGCGCTTTATACGGCTGTTGTTGCTGTGCTGGCGTTTGTGAACTCATTCCTATTCCTTGCTGTATTGCTGGTGGCGGTTGAAAGCCCTGCTGAGGCGCTTGCTGTTGTTGTGGCGCTTGTTGCTGGTAACCACCTTGTGATTGATTCGCCTGTTGTGGCGCTTGTCCGTTTTCAACCCAGAACACTTTACCGTTACCAAGAATATTACCCTTAACGCCTTGTTGCTTTTCTTCCTTGCTAACGTCTTGAGTAATCATTCCGCTATTGCCATATTGGTCTAACTCATCCATATTAACAAAGATTGTCGCGTCTAAATATTGCGCCCCTTCCTTGCCATTAAAAATACGGTTCATATCCATTTTAGACAAATTGATTTTTAAACTTAATGCTATTTTGCTCATGTGCTTTTTACTCCGTTTGATTAATTAACTATAGTTTACTCGGTAAACCAGATTAAGCAAGCTTTAATTTGTTTATTATCTTAACTGAACGGCTTTAACCCTAATTTAGCCCTGTTTGAATTCCAGCGACCGACCATAACAATCACCTCGAGCTTTAATTTATCCGAGTTTAACAGCCTGGTTATATCTTCTTCCTTCGATGCCTTATAACTCACCTGTGCGTCAAGTGTTATTTGCTCAAAACTATTGAGTGTTACGGGTAAGTTAAGGCTGGTCTGGCTCATTATTCGCCTCGTGCTTTTTTTAGCAGTAATTGCGCTTCGTGCCATGCTTCTGTCGTTAGTGGTACATTAATCATTTTATTTGCCCTTCTTCATCCATTACCATTTTGCCGATAGTTCCCACAGCCTCTACATAATCAATGTGATTATCATGGCTAACACCCGTCAACCAAACCTCACCTTCAATAATTTGTATGACTTGCGGTATTGATAATTCGTGCATATCTTCTTCTGTGCTTTTGTTTGGCGTGTAAATGTAAAACCCGTTATCGTAGTCAGTCATTTTATTTGCTCCCTGTCATGTGTTGGCTGGCTGTTAACCTCAGTAATATCATTAACTGTTAGTTTAAAATGCCTAGCTAGAGCTATAACATCCTCTTTAGCAATCATTGATGTACCGCTAGGAAAGTCAATTACTAAACCGCCAACGCAATCAGATACTATTTTTGCCATGCCGTATTTGAATTTGTAATCATTAATTTTCATTTTATTTATCCTTATTATGTGTTGGTTATTTAATTAAAAAGCTTGTATTTCTATTACTGGAATACTGCAATCATCGTCTATCTCATCGCTCATTGATGGCATATAAGAATCTTCATTGATATATGCAATACCAGCCCATGTTGCACTCATTAACTCTTGGCCGTGGTCACATTGAAGCCTTACCGCTATATCACCATGCAAACCTTTAATCGCAGTAAGTTTTTCTATTAGTTTTGATATAGTCATTTTGTATTTCCTTTTGTGTGGTTATTTAATTAAAAATTCATTTCGCCTAAATCATCAAACACCATTGTCGGTGCTGTCCATTTAGTTCTGATCATGCCAGTGCCACCGTGACGATTCTTTTTAAAGTTAACCTCACAAATGCCATGGTCTTGCGTGTCTTCGTTATAAACTTCATCGCGGTAAAGTGTTAAAATTATGTCTGCTTCTTGCTCAATAGTGCCACTATCCTTAATATCTCCCATTTCAGGGCGCTTGTCGGGTCTCTCTTCGACTTTACGGCTAACCTGAGCCAATGCGACCACTGGAATATTTAACTCCCTTGCAAGCTCTTTGAGGCGCATTGCTATGTCACCTATTTGTTCATGCTTTGGTAATCTAGGGTTTTCATGTTTGATGCGTTGCAGGTAATCCAGGTAAATCGCAGTACAGCCGTGATCGTGATGAACCTGTCTTGCCACTGCCTCAATTTCTGACATATACGGCCCTGACTTGTCATAAATCCAGCCGCCTTGTTTTTGTATTGAGATAATTGCCTGATTTATTCTTGCGAAATTCTCGTCGCTAATATCGCCCGTTCTAATTTTATGGTTAGGAACATTTCCCGCAATACTGAACATTCTTTGTGCTGCCTGTATTCGTGACATTTCCGTGCTGAAAATTAACGGTACGTTTTTGTTTGCTTCCGCCATGTTTAGCATGAAAGCGGTTTTACCCATGGCAGGGCGAGCAGCGACGATAATCAGGTCTGAATTGTGTAACCCACCCATTACTTTATCAATGCCAGATAAGCCCGTTGAAACTGTTAACGTTTCACCTTGCATAACTCGATCAATCTCATCAACGGCATCCATCACGGCTTCATCAAATGAGTAAAGATATTTTTTTTCAGTAAAATCTAAGGCCATTAGTTTTTTAATGAAGTAGTTCGTGTCGACAATGTCGCTGTTTTTCATTTCATCGCCAATATTTTTAACTTCTGCGATACGCCAATTTTCTTTTATTTTTTTAATGTGACCTTCTGCTGAAAACTTACCGATACTGTTATTCACCATTGATGCGAGCATAGCAAACCAGTTTTCACTATCACCCATCGAATCAGAAACCGTAATTATATCGGGCGTTCCTTTTCTTTGGGATATGGTAACTATCGACTCCCATACTTTTTTATATGAAAAATTACTAAAATGTTTTTCTTCTAAACCCGTTGTTAATGGATCAATCGAACCCTGTAAACATAGGCCGATAATATTTTCTTCTATCATTGTGCGAATCCTTTTGGTGATGTTGCGTTTCTTTGTGGTTTAGCAGCAAGTAAATAACCCTGAAATTTACTTGCCTGAAATAACGTACTCGGTCTTAAGTATTGAGCCATGGTTTTATCATTTAACCACTCATTAGATTTATGCGTAACAACAAGTTTTAAATCGTCAACTGAATGACCTTCACTTAATCTTGCTGATATGTTTTCAATGTGTGATTTGGTTGTGCTTTTGTACTTCGCATTAATAACTAAATTTAAATAAGCTATTACTTCTTTTACATTATTCTCATTCTTAACATTCTTGTTAGTGGTTGATTGCTGGTTGGTAGCTGGTTGCTCGTTGGTTGAACTGCTGGTTGATTTGCTGGTTGATTCAGAATCTACACCTTGATAAACACTATAGTTATCAACAGTTAACAACGTGCCTTTGCTGGTTGATTTCATGGTTATATCGCTGGTTGATTTTAGCTTAGTTAAACATGTTCTTATTTGCTGTTGTGATAAACCAGTTTCATTAGATAGCAATTCTCTACCTGTTAATAACTGCCCTCTTTTAATTAGTGTGCCTTTATACTTCCTGTCTTTGTGGTTAGCTTTAAGCATTAAATGCAAAAACAAACGTGAAACATTTATGTCGTCATACCACTCCCAATCGAGCAAGCTTCTATGTAATTTTATCCAGCCTGTACTCATGTTATAATTCCTACGTTGATATTAATTTGGTCGCTGACGGGCGGCCTTTTTTATGCCTATTACTTAGCTAACGCATCATTAATGAGAACCAAGTCAATAGCCTTGGCAACATCACGCGACGATAACGCTATAATCTGCATTAAACCTAAACGCATTGCTGCCCTTGCCACTTTGCTACTATCTGTACCGACAACTTCCACAACGTCTTTGATTTTTAATGCCTGAGCTTCACTGAACTTTACTGGTAACATTTTCATATTTAATTTTCCTGTTTGTTTAAGATGATTGAAGTATTACACATAGCTTAGTCACCTGTCAACATAAACGTATATACTTTTATTTATACGAATGTATTGACACATCAATCATCATGTAATATTATTTGGTCATCAAACGGAACAACTAAACAAGTGAGAATGAATATGAAAGATTCAATATGTAGAATGTACGGTGTAAGTTTTAAAATGAAAAATTTAGCTAGATGCGTTTTGACAAAAAACATAAGTGCATCACATTTAGATCTTATTTCTGAAGCTAAAAAGATTTTGCCTGGTGAAGAGATTGATCTGACTGGTGCTGAAGATTTGCTTTATCACATACGCTCTGAAGTAAGAGAGGCTAATGATGCCTAGTTTTAATGAAGATGCTTTAGTGTTAGCTAAGGCGGTAGTTGATAACCACTCCCCGTACCATGATGGTGGGGATCATATAGATATAACAGGCTTCGAGTGTATTTATTGTCAAAGCGGTTATTTTGAAGAAGATAGCGACATAAAGCACGATTTAAAATGCCCTGTTTTGATAGCTAAAGACTTATTAACCACCCATTTACGGGTATCAACAAATAAACAAGGTGAATGAATATGGAGCAATATAAAAGTATAAGTGAATGCGAGTACCCCACATGTGATGCAGATGAGGCACTTCCTGTTTATGTTTTATGGGAAGGTAAGGAGGTAGCCGCTTGGTATAGAAACCCAGCTATGGATGATTGTTGGTTTGAAAATGATGATGAGGTCATTATTGAGGGCGTGACGAAGTGGAAACTACGCTAAATAACATTAACAACCACCCCGCTTAAGCGGTAACAACTAACAGGAATAATAATATGAGTAAATTATCAAACTTAGAAAAACTGCAATTCTCCAAGATTCTTAAATTAATGGCCCCTGTACATAATTCACTATTAGATAATAGCGATGCTGTTGATGATTTTTTGTATGAGCAGTTTGCTATTGAAACAGATGAAACTGAAACATTAGCAACGGCAAGAAAGCACCTAGCATTACAGCGAGAAAATACTGATAAAATATTTTCTATTATTGAATTGTTAATTGAACACTTTGACATTTAACCACCACTAACAACAACTAAACAAGAGAGAGTAAATATGAGTAAGAAGAGTCAAAGAATTGGGATGTTAATATCACTAAAAAGTTCACTTGGTGATATTGAGGCAGACGCAGAAAATCAAGGCGCTAAAACATTAAAATCAAACATGGCAATCATGCAAGATCATGTGCGTGATATTTTAAAGCTCGATGGAATTTATGGTATTAGCCCCAGCTCTAAAGTAGGCGAATAATTTAACCACCACTAACAACAAGAGAGAAACACATGAAAATAACATACAAATTAAAAGGTAGTGACGAAATATTTACCGTCTACATAGAATCGGGATCTAATTCGGATGTTGAAGTAACAGTTAACGGCAAGCAAGCCATTGCTATTTTTGGTGTTGACGTTAAAAGTGTGATGCTTGATGATTTCGGCGTTGATTTAATAAGTAAACCAGCCACTTTAAAGGAATATAGCAGCCTAATGAATGGCGGTTATTTTTAAACTAAAATATGCGAACAATTAAAAGGTGAGAATAATGGGTAATATTTTAAAGTTTCCAGAGCCGCAAGATTTCAACTATATAACTGGCTCACACAACGAGCCGGAAATAGTAGGAGTTCGAGGTAAAAATATATCGATGCAACTCGCCCCTAATTTGCATGATTTTATTATTGGTGACTCACGGGTGACTAGAGAGGAATTAATTGCTCTAGTGCTTATTTCAGGTGTTTATGATGACATTAAAAAGGGTGGTGAATAATGGGGCTACCTATTCAGTGTTTAGATAGCTGGCGACCTGAGCAGGGTGAAAGGGTTTATATTGCTCATGCAATAACTAAGCATAAATTTAAAAGCTATTACTTTTTAAGGTACTGGGGTGGTTGCTTGATAGTTTTGCATAATGATAAGCCGTACCGATTACACGCTAGGCACTCAGCTATGAAGTCAATATTAAGGATTGACAATGCAATACAATAAACGATGTAAGAAAGCATTAATCAGCGAACACGGCTCAAGGCATTGGGAGAAGCATTATAACGCCATAGCTGTCGAAGGTCTTGATAGTAGAGAGGCAGTAGCGGGGGAGCTAGCGGTAAGAGACTTTAAAGTCGAGTATTTAGAGTACAAGTTATTACAGCTTAACGGTGAGCTAGTTTACAACGCAATTATGCAAGATATGCCACAGTGTTTAGAGGAATAATAAATAAATCAAAACAACTATTGATTTACTCAGTAAACCAAGTATACTTAATTTATTCAAGTGGGTCGATTAGCTTTCCAGTAGCACACACCACCCCTTAGACGCAAACGGTAAATGAGAACTGGGTTTTAATACAGATTTAATATGCAAGAGCTTTAACTGAAATAATTCAATCAATACTAACTACAAGGTATTTATATGATTAGCCAGAAGCGAGTAAAGGAAGTTTTTTATTACCTAGAGGGTAATCTTTATTGGAAGATTGATTTAGGCACCAGGGCGAAAACAGGAACGATCGCAGGAAATAAAAACTCTGGCGGTTATTACAATGTTCAGGTTGATAAGAGGCAATATTATATACATAGGCTCATCTACTTATATTTTTATGGTTATATGCCGGAATTTATTGACCATAAGCATGGTACTTCAGTTGGTAATTACTTATGGAATTTAAGGCCATGCACTGTAAGTCAAAACATGGCAAACAAAGGAATGAATAAAAATAACACCTCTGGTTTTAGGGGTGTATCTAAGAAATCGAGCAAATGGATTGCAAGAATAACCGTCAAGGGAAAGGCTATTCAAATAGGCGTGTATAACAGTGCTAAAGATGCGAGTGATGCATTTGAATTAAAGGCAAATGAATTGCACGGAAAGTTTTATAAGAGCATTACAGGCTAACAACACAACAAGGTAACTACCATGGACTATTTATCAATATCGATAAACCCGCCCCCTCTCGAAGTTCAAATTGTGATAAAGAAAAGTAAGTATAAAATTCACAATGAAGCCAGGGTAGATATATTATGCGGCAACGAGGCAAGCCAAGATTGGCATTGTGGGAATTTATTGGCGCAAGGCTTCGATGTTTGGGCGTTCGTTAATAAAGAAGATAAAATAAATTATAAAAAAGGTGAGCTGTAATGGGTAATTTTAACGTGATCGAGTACGTGTCTCAGCAGGAGGGTTTATTTTTACCTGTTGTTTGTGATGAGACTATCAAGTGGGAACAAGAAAAGCAATTTGCCATCCAAGCCTTTCAAGGTAATAAGTTTTTAAATGATACGGCAAGCAGAAACCCAGCAAGCCTACAGAATGCAATTATTAACATTGCTAGTATTGGCATCAGCTTAAACCCTGCCAATAAACATGCTTATTTAGTGCCCCGTGACGGTAAAATATGCCTAGATATTTCGTACATGGGTTTACTACATTTAGCCATGGGGAGTGGCGCTATATTCTGGGGGCAATGCAAGCTTGTTTATTCTAACGATGTATACATGAATACAGGCCTAGACAAATCTCCTGAGCACTCATACAGCGCGTTCGGTGATAGAGGTGAGGTGGTTGGCGCTTACTGTACTGTTAAGACTTCTACGGGTGATTACCTAACTGATGAAATGTCTATTGATGATATTAAAAAGATTCAAAACGCATCAAAGGCAAAAAATGGCCCATGGAAAACTCATTTTAACGAAATGGCACGGAAAACAGTAGTTAAGCGAGCCGCCAAATACTGGCCCACTGTTGATCGACTTAATGCAGCTATTCACATGTTGAATGAAGATGGTGAAGGCTTAACAGAAAAGTTAATCAGTGAGCCGTTAATTAACATCGAGCAAATAGAAATTTTACTCCCTTTATTGTGTGATGATAAAGGGCTGTACAACAAAAGAGGCGACAAACTATCTCGCGCTTTTAAGTACAATAACCTAGACGAAATTCTTGTTAGAGATTTTGATAAAATATTAAATTTGGCATCATTATGATTATTATTAACGACATCGAACAAGGTACAGATGATTGGTTTGCGTTAAAAGCTGGTGTTATATCAGCAAGTCGAGCCTCTGAATTTTCAACAGAGTCAAAGCTTGCGCCAATTCCTAGCGACATGAAGCACAGCAAAATCGGTAAGGTTCATAGGTACTCAGGGGGTGAGCTTAAAGGAGTATTTGAAGGTTGCAATAAAACAGAGCTTCAGAATTCAATAAGATCCCTTTTGCCGCCTGTTTACGGTGATATGCGTCAAGGTTACATGGCTGAATTAGTCGGGCAAATAGTTACTGGTTTATTACCTGATAACTTTACCTCTAAACAATGCGACTGGGGTAATGACCATGAGGATTCGGCAAGGGCATTATTTGAGCTTGAACTGGGTGTAGATGTAGAAGTGCCAGCGTTTATCTATAAAGATGAAACTAAGCGTTGTGGTATATCCCCTGACGGCTTGATTGTTGGCAAAAAAATAGGACTTGAATTAAAGTGCCCGTTCACCACTAAAGTTTTTGTCGAGTTCGCTACGTGCGATAAGATAAAAAAGGAATATATGGAACAATGCCAGTATTCAATGTGGGTGACTGGTTACGAGGGCTGGTACTTTGCCAACTATGACCCGAGAATAAAAACTAAGAATTTACACTGGGTATTACTCGAACGCGACCAAGCTTATATGGACAAATACGACAAGGCATTTGAAAACTTTAAGAAAGATATGGATTTAATGCTAAGTAAGCTAGATATGAAATTTGGCGATCAGTGGGATTAATCACTAAATGCAAAATACTTTTGTGAAACCCTTGTGTATATCAAATATGTTGGTATAATAGATTTAAGAGTTAAGGGACAGGCTCTTAACGAAACTAAAGGATAAGTAGTATGACAGCGGCGGAAGAGGCGAAATCATTTGGGTTTAAATCACTAACTCAAGTAGCGGAATTATTCGGGGTAACATTACAGTGTTTGAGAAACTGGCACAAAGACAACCATGATAGGTTTTTAATTGTTATTCACGGCTGCTTATGGAAGATTAGCCAATAAATAGGAGTAGTGGTTATGATTATACACGTAGCGTTTTTGTTGAAAAGAAGCTCCCCGGCGAGTTTAAAAAACATTGAATATTTTGTTGATGCAGAAGATCACAAAAGCGCAAATAAAAAGGCAACTACGCAGTTTGATCATGACGTATCATTATTAGCTATTAGATTTAGAACAACTATAGAAGATATAGCAAAGTATTTTTATAGCGTAGAATTAACCGAAGTCAAAGTTATTATATAAGGGGGATTTATGAGCAGAGAAAAACTTACTGTGATTATCATACTTCTAGCACTAGCTATGCTATTTCGTTTTGGTTTTGGGGAATTAGGAGAAACCCCTGTAGATATAGAAAAAACGCTTTCTGGTGGCAAAGTTGTTTACGTTTACACTATCCGGGGAGTAGAGCTTGATTGTGTATTAATTTATCACGGCGCATCTTGTAATTGGGACGAGTACAACAAGGTGAAGTCTTTACGATCAAAGGAGAATAAATGATAACAATATAATCATAATTAATACAACCGGTAATCATTACATTGAATTTTAGTGATAATAAATATTCTGGAGAGATAACGATGGAAAAAAGTACCTATTTTAAAGCAGATGACGGCGAGATATATAAATCAGCAATTCGCAAACTGCAAGCGGAAGAGGATTCGATTACATTATTAATAGGCCCACCAGGAACAGGTAAAACTCGCGCACCAATAGAGGCAGCAATAGAGAAAAAATGGAATATAACTATTGTTAGACCACCCACTCCTTTTGGTACGTCATACGGATTATTGCCCGGTGGTTTAGATGAGAAAATAGATCCTTGGATGGCAGGTATTAAAGACATCTTGATTGATTTAGAAATATCACCTGAAAGCGCAGCTCATCCAGAAACCGGTTTTATTGAATTCGCTAGTTTTGAGCATTTACAAAGTCGAACGTTATATGATTTTATAATATTTGATGAGGTGCAGAACTGTAATATTGACGAGATTTATATAGCTATGACGCGTATCGGTAAAGGCTCTAGAATGGCTCTATGCGGCGATATAAACCAAAGAAGCAGCCATCAAAGACGCTCAGGTTTAGAAGATCTGCATAACATGATGCTGGCGACTAATAGCATGAACGTGATAGATTTTACGGATGCTAAGTGCTACAGGTCTGGTTTATGTGGTGACGTTACAGCAATGTTTAATAAGTACCGGGGTGCAAAATGAATAAACATGAAGATGCTATGCTGTGGCTAGAGCGCAACGCCAAGACAAATAAACACGCCGAACTTATCCTAGACCTTATAACGGGGCTGCACATAGAAAACAATGAGATAGAAAACTTTTATATAGAAGCGCTGGGGCAGATGGGCGTTGATATGGAAGTTGAACACTAACCCTTATAAATAACGGGCGCAGATTTTAGCGTCCAAGTTTATTTTATTTACAAAGGAGTAACCAAGAAAATGAATTATTTAGAATTATTATTGATGCTGATAGGGTCGCATTTTATATGTGATTACGTACTGCAAACAGATGCTATTGCTACAGGTAAGAATAGATTGCTTGACCCTGCAAAGTTCGGCGTTAACTGGTATTACTGGATGACTTCGCACGCTGTAACGCATGGTTTTGGTGTTGGAATTATAACAGGTAGTTTTTTGTTGGGATTTATAGAGTTTGTTTTACATTGGCTAATTGATACGGGCAAATGTGAAAAGCTTTACGGTTTACATGCTGACCAATTGATGCATTTGCTATGCAAAATACTAATAGTAGCTTGTGCAATATAACACTGTGCTAAGCGACTATCTGGAGTAGACCATGAATAAACCAACTGTTCAACAATCAGGTTGCTCAATTTGTAGAAAATACACTGATTCTATTTGCAATAATTTCTGCCTCATGACTAAGGCACAAAAACAGAATTTTATTAAAACCAACGAGCAACAGCTCAACAAAGGAGATAAAAATGACAATTAAAACTAAACACTTTAACCCTAAAACAGATAAAAAACTTTTATGCACTTGTGGGCACCTTAATTGTGACAAAAGAAGCGTAAAGAAAAGCATTTTAAATCGACTTGAAAAGGTTCGCAAGTTAGCTTATCGACCGCTGATAATAACATCAGGGGGGAGATGCTCTAACCACCCTAGCGAACAACACCGAACAACACCGGCAGACCATCAAAAAGGAATAGGCGTTGATATTGCTGTAAATGGCGGAATGGAACGAGCACAATTGGTTACACTTGGATTAAAATGCGGATTTAATGCCATTGGTATAGCTAAGACGTTTGTACATTTAGGATTTAGAGAGGGTGAACAGCCTGTGATGTGGGTATATTAATTATGCTTAAAATTTTATCAAACTTAGTGAGTGGCTTGGTTTCTCCAATAACCTCACATTTCACTAAAAAGAACGAGAACAAAACAAAGGTTAAACAGCAGCAAATACAGCGGTTAATGGACTCTGATAACAAAGAGGCTGAATGGGAAGCAATTCAAGCTGAAAGCGGCAATAACTCATGGAAAGACGAGTGGATAACATTAATTATCACACTGCCTATTCCTATTATATTCTTTTCAGTGATCTTATCGGTACTACTTGATGACCCGTCAATAGCCGAAGCCGCAAAGGCCGGTGTAACTGCAATAAAGGAACTTGTTCCTAATTACGCCGAACTGCTATATATAGTTTGCTTAGCGGCTATAGGTATAAAAGCCTTTAAAAGATGATACAATGGGTTTTAATGCAATAATTTATTTGAGGTTAAGATGGCAGCAACAGGACATAAAAGAAAACCGAACAAGAGTACCGTTAAAAAACCAGTAAAAAGAGTAGTTAAAAAACCAGTAAAAAGGAAGAAGAAAGTAGCGTGATTACAATAGTGTACATAATGGTTGTATGGTTCTTAATCCTATTGTTTAGCGATAGGGATTATTTACTGTGCTCCATTGTTATTCTGCTAGCGTCAATATCAAACATATTAATAGTCGATGTATTCGGAATAACCGAACAGTTGACCTACGTTGCAGAGCAGGGATTTTTAATAAAACTCGACGGGCTAGCCGCTATCGTACTTACGTCTTTATACACAAAAGATAGGGCGGCTTTTAAAATGTCGCTATTGCTGGCATTTTCCGTTATGTGCCACACTATGCTAATATATGATTTAACGATACAGTCATCATTTGTAAGTAATTTATTTTATACTTGGTATGATGAATTAATAATAATAGTTGGACTACTACAAATGGTGATCACAAGTGATGGAATTACTAGCGCACTTAGAAACATATGGGAGCATATACTCAGGAGCGGTTTTTATTCTTGGGGTTATAGTAAGGGCATATTTACACATAAAAGAAGTGGAGAGAGAACGTGAGTCGAGAGACAATAAAGGCGTTGGCGGATTCCTCAAATATATTAACAGCAAGTACGGGAATAGGAACTAGCGCATGGGGTGCATTAGAATACTGGAATTTTATTAATACTAACGCTGCTGGCATTGGTGTGATGCTAACAGTATCATTTGGGCTAATTGCTATAGCGTTCAATCTATATAACTCATTAAAATTAAACAAAGCAGATGAAAACAAGAAAAAGATAGACGAACACGGCGAAAAACTCCAGTCCCACATGCAAGAGACTAAGAAATCATTCAGCAAAGTCGATGACGGCATCAATGAAATAATCAACAAACTAAATAAGAAATAAACGCGAAAGCAAATATAATAATAAAATCATTAACTTAGTGAGCATCTATCAGTACAAATACAAGGCATCTTAACGATGTCTTATTTAGGTTATAATAACCGTAAATAAGGGTTAAATAAGGGCTGTATGGCTAAATCAAATACAACATTAAAACCAGGTGATAACCTACCGGCAAGAGGTAGGGCCAATAAAACTATAATTCTTGAAATGATGAGGGAAAAAGGGCATCTGCAACTTGATGAGAACTCAACTAAAGAGGACGCGGAGAAAGCATTCTTTGATAACATTGCAACAAGCGCCTTTGACACAAAAGACCCTAACAGAGGTATGTGCTTAAAGTTACTAACTGATAAAGGCTGGGCGAGCCTGAAGCCATCTAATGAGACCGTCAACTTTGAATTCGACAAAGACTCACTTCCTCACCAACAAGCAGCACAAGTAATGGACGCAGCGAGTAAGGGCGACTTAGCTCCTGATATTGCTAATACTTTTATACAATCCATAAAGGCCATGATTGACATTGAAGAATACACAAACCTAAAAGAACGCATAGAGAAGTTAGAGGAAGCTTTAAATGGGAGCGCTTAGTAAGCGACTAGATATATTGGAGCCTATGGTTATGGCTCAAGCTGGAATGTTAGAGCATTCTGTTTATGGCGTTGTGGATAGGGTTGATAAGGTTGACGGCAAACTAGTTCCTAATATTATCCGTAAGTGGAAAGGTACTATAGGCAATATGAAAGCTACCGATGAGGATGCGACAATATTACTCATTGAAAAGCTAGAGCCTTTAATACTCATCCATAAAAAACATAAAGGCTGTTGGGGTGGTCGCGGAGGTACTAAGTCAAGATTTGCTCAAGATGTAATGGTAGGCGAGGTAAACAGTCAGGGCACTAAAATATTTGTGCTTCGAGAAAGAATGAAAGCATTAAAGCAATCAATATACGCCGGTATAGAAAAGGCTATTAAAGATTTATCATTCGCTGGATTTAGGTCGGTTCCTTCTCATTGGGAAATCAGGCATGGTAACGGCGGTAGGTTTGTATTCGGCGGTATGCAAAACATTATCGATATGAAAGGCGCGAGTACGTTTAAAATATTTCTGACTGAAGAAGCCGCAAAGACAAAGCAAAATACTATTGATGTATTGGGGCCAACATTGCGAGATATGCCAGGGGCTGAACTCTGGTGGTTGTGGAACCCTGAAAGTTCACAAGACCCAATGAGTAAAGAGTACATTACACCATATCAAGCACACTACGATAGGCAGGGATACTTTGAAGATGAGCATCACTTATTCATACAAGTAGGCTATAAGGATAACCCCTGGTTTAAGTGGGATAAGTCATTACAGCAAGAGCTTGAAAAAGATGAAGGTAAAGTAAAGGCGGGCATTATGTCAAAGACTAGATTTAATCATATATGGTTAGGAATGTTTAACGATGAGATTGATACGAGTGTTGTCCAGGTAGATTGGTTTGAGGCGTGTATTGATGCCCATATTAAATTAGGCATTGAATCGTTAGGCGCTAAGATTGCAGCGTGTGACCCTTCAGACGTTGGTGGTGATCCTTGTGGTTATGCTGCGAGACAGGGTGTAATATTCCAAGACGTTACAGAGATAGAAGCAGCAGACGGTAATAGGAAAATGGACTTGGCATGTCATCGAGCTATTATGTATGGCGCTGACTCCTTTGGTTATGATGCTGACGGACTAGGCGCAACGCTTAGAGATAATGTTAGCAAAGCATTCAAGGGTAAAAAGATTAATATCTATGCTTACAAGGGCAGCAGTAAGATACATGACCCTAAAGCGCAATTCAAAAGCGATACTACATCATTAACTCAACGTAACGAACGCCTAAAGAATGAAGATGTATTAAAGAACAAGAAAGCTCAGAATATTATCAATACCGCTGAAAGAATATTTAGAACTTATGAGGCAGTTGTGCTTGGTAAGTATCACGACCCTGACACGCTAATCAGTTTTGCTACTTACGATAAAGAAACCGGCATAGGTATTAAGCGTGAAATGCTAGACAAGCTCAAGGCAGAGGCATGTAAGACACCGTTAAAGCCCGGCGACACTATTAGGTTTTACACTAAAGAAGAATTACGTAAGGGCATAGTCATGCCAGACGGTAGCCGCGTATCAATACCCTCGCCTAACTTGTGGGATGCTGTTGTGGTATCATTAGACAAGGCTAGTATTATAAATAAAGTTAAAAAACAACCTAATCAGGAATTTGTCTCACTTTGGTAACCAACTATGATTGAAATAAACTTTACAGACCACAAAAACGTCCTATCAATGGTGGTCGAGTCACAAACACAGGAAAAGGACGAGCGCGAGTCAGCAGGTGATCAACGTACCTTTATGCTGAATACTATGTGGGACGATAAGATTAAGCGGGCTATGGCGAGGCGCTATCTTGGTGAGTTTGACCAAATCACCCCTATCTTAGACCAAATCACTGGCGAAATGACTAACTCAGAGTTTGCTATACAGGTTAGTCCTGCTGGTGGTGGAGCTACAGAGGCAACTGCTGAAACATACGCCGGCTTAATTCGTAATATTGAGAACATATCAAACGCCGACCAGATTTATTCAGCCGTTGGTGAAACGATGGTGATGTGTGGCATTGATGGCTTCGAGATAAAGCAGAAGTTTTTAGACGCTAATACTTTCGACCAAGATTTAGTCATGGAGCCGGTCAGCGATTGGTATAAATCAGTGTGGTTTGATGTTGCAAGTATCAAGCAGGACAAGAGTGATGCTATGTGGGGCGTTAAGCTTCAAGAGTTACCAATGGCTAACTACTTAAAGCAATTTCCTGATGGATCAAAGGTATCCGTCCCCGATAATATCGAAACAATGTCAACGGGCGACACTAACAATCAACTAGCTGATGACTCTGTAATTGTTGGGCAGCTTTATTATAAAAAACCTAAAGATATAAGCCTTGTACAGATGAGTACGGGCTCAGTGTTTGAGGACAATGAAAAGTTTAGAGCTACGTTGCCAGAAAGAGAGGCAGCCGGCGAAACAATCGTAGGCGAAAGAACACGCAAATCGTGGAAGATATTCAGCAGAATGTTTGATGGTGCAGACTGGCTTAAGGAGGAACAAGAAACAGTATTTACTTATGTCCCGTTAATACCTTCTTACGGCAACTACGCTATTCACAATAGTAAAACCAAGTTCTCAGGTAAAACTAAGAAACTAATGGATGCACAGCGCGGCATTAACTTTGCCTTATCCGGTATGACGGAGGATGCAGGGTTAAGCGGTAAAGATGATATATGGATGACGAATACGCAAGCGCAAAACCAAGACTATTCAACGATGAATATCGACCGTAAAGGCGTAAGAATCTATAACTCTGATGAAGATGCCAAAGCACCGCCATTTAGAGTGGCAGCTCCTCAAGGTAGCCCACAACTGCAAAATGCAATCATTAACTTTCAAGCAATGTTGCAACAGACGGGTAACATGGATGACCCAAGCATGGGACAAAACCCAGGCTTACAATCTGGTGTTGCTATTGACTCTTTAATAGGTCAATCAAATAACGGCAACGTCAAATGGTTTAAGTCTATGGAGATTTGTATCTGCCATGCTTACCGTGTTTTAGTTGATGCTATCCCGAGAGTTTATGATTCAACCAGACAACAAAGAATATTAGGCGAAGATGGCACAGACAAAACAGTCCCCCTTAATAGTAATATATTTGTTGACGGTGAGATTGTAGAACAGAATGATTTAAGTAAAGGCGTTTACGATGTCACTTGTGAAATGGGTGCAACTTTCCGTAATCAGCAGGAGAAGGAATCTGAAAGGTTAATGCAGGTAATAGCTATTGATCCGCAAGCCATGGATTTATCGCGTGATGTGTTCTATAAAAACCAAAGCGGCCCCGGCATGAGGACGCTTGCTAAACGCTCTCGTAAACAAGGTATTCAAAGTGGATTAATTGGCCCTGAAGAATGGACGGAGGAGGAGCAAGTAGAGCAACAACAGCTTCAAGAGCAACAAGCTAACCAAGAGCCTCAAGAAGACCCAGCATTAAGAGAGGCTAGGGGTATAGAGTTAAGCGGTGAGGCTGACTTGATGAACGCACAAACCAAGCAACAAGCGGAGCAATTTAATGCTCAAGTTAAATCAGCAGAGATTCAATTAGAACAGGACAAGATTGCATTAGAGCGTGAGAAGTTACAGCTTGACGCGGCTAAGTTTGAAAGAGCTGGTGAAGATAAGTTTAACGTTGAAGCGGCTAAGATTGACCAGGGACAACAAGCTTTAGATATGAAAGGTCAGCAACAACAGTTTGATCAAGCAATGACGGCGCAACAAGCACAGATTGACGAGCTTAAAAAGCAAGCTGAAACATGGAAGTTAATTAAAGAAGCTATTGAACCAGCCGCGGTTGTTGGCCCCGGAAGTGCAGCAGCTTTCATTAATCAATCAAGAGAGGTTATTGATGCACAGAACTCAGTTGATAAGTTAAACCCTGAGTTACCAGATGATGTGTAGATAATAATAACAAAACGTGTCATCATAACTGCGTATCTCTCCGATACAACCCCTACCGTAAAAAGTAGGGGTTTTTTGTTTAACCGTGGCGTGAATACCCTACCGTACCTCCCATCGAGGCGTTTTGCCCTTGCCCAGCCGTCATACCTCCCATTTTGAAGTGCTGGCGCGTGTGCAGTTTCTATTAAAGAAATCAAGCATCGGTTGTAGGTCTCCGAAATTATTCTCTTTGATTTCTATTTCAAATCTAGCCCCTAGCACGTAATCAACAATACATTTCCATTCAGGACTGTCAACATCAAAGCATACCTGCGCCTCCTTCTTAGTTACTTTGTAATCAACTACAGGCTCTATCAGTACGCCTTTGTAATTTCCGTTATCGTCAATAAGTAACTCTTGCGACCCCGGCACTGTTAATAGTCTATAACCTGTGGCGCACCCAAAGCCTTTGTTATGTGCCATAGCTTCAACCTCTGACATGTCACGCTCTTTATAATCAAGCAACGTTTCAATCTCAAGCCCCTGCGCCTCGATAAAGGCTCTTAATAGTTTATCTGTGTTACTCATCACTAAAGAACTCCATAAGTTTATCTTCATCAGCACCACAGCCAACAGCTATATTAGCCAACTGAACAAGAGCCGCCGTCGCATCTTCAACGGTTATAAACTCTTTATCGTGTAGTTGTGCTTTAACGTTTATTTGCTTACGTGTATATTTATTCATATTCGCCCCTTTATTTTGTAGTTAATTGCAACAAGCTTGATAGTTAAAAGATTATAAGGGTCATGCGTATAGGTGTAAGATAAGACCCTGTAATCTGGCGTTAGCTTGTGGTAAATCCTTCCTGCATCCGCGTATTTAATTGATAGAGTAATCATGAATCACCAATACATAATTTTAACAATAATAATAATTTAACAATGATAATAAAAGGAATTAATAAGGGTGAGAATAGCCACTCTATAAAAGTTCGTTTAACTTTAAACCCGTTATACAGCACACACTTAATCCCCAAAATAAGCATAATAAAGTAACTTGCTAGTATGTATTCAATCATTATTAATCTCCCCTTTATTTATTAGTCGCAGGTCTTTAATTAGCGTTTCGGCACTGTCTGCGCTATATTCGTTACACATAAATGACCACCAGCTACAAAACAGGAGCGTCTTCCTCTTGTATACTTTGAATGTTATTACATTTCCCGTTCTTGCTGATACAGCTTCTACCATGTAATCAATCATTTTTAACCTCCTTTAATTCTATTATTTCAATGGCGTATGGAAGTTTGCCCGCACAGCTAAATGCCATCTTAAACATCACTAACTTACCTCCAAAGTTGATCGTCGCTGTCTTTAAGACAGTGTCGGAGCTAACGAGCCTTTCAGCCTTTGCATCTTTGCTTGCTATAGAATTGAAACCTTTTAGTAACTCCATTGCTCCGTGTAGTTTTTCATTATAAATCTGCGCGTTTAATCTAGACGATTTACTATCATCATTTAATTTGCCTACCTCTTTAAATATATCAAACATCTTTAATCTCCTTTAATTCCAAGCCACGGCACATACACATTAATTGTGCTTTCATTCTAGGATTGTTACATCTACGGTTATAAGTATCGTATTGTAACTCCCAATGCTCGCAAGCTTCTTTAACAGTCCAGCCGCGAGAGCGTATAACTCTGGTAAAATTACTTATCATCATTCACACTCTTTATGGTGATGCTATCAAAATCCGTACGCGTCAGTATCATTACTGTTACACCATTTACCATCAGCGACACCTGGCTATTGCCATCACCATCAATAATAAAGTTCGATGGTTCATCCTTATTCTTTTTATTCCAGCTTACTTCAATC